TGGTATCGGCAAGTCGGCCTTAGTCGCCTGGCTGATACTTTGGATGCTAACCACTCGCATTGGCTCGACGATCATCGTGAGCGCCAACAGCGAGGCGCAGCTAAGGTCCGTGACTTGGGGCGAGCTGACCAAGTGGCAGGCGATGTCGATTAACAACCACTGGTGGGAGATCAGCGCAACCAAGCTGGTGCCTGCGCAATGGCTGTGCGAAACAGTCGAGCGCGACTTAAAGAAAGGCACACGCTACTGGGCCGCTGAAGGTAAGCTATGGAGTGAAGAAAATCCCGACGCTTACGCCGGGGTTCACAACCACGACGGCATGATGGTGATCTTTGACGAGGCAAGCGGCATACCCGACCCCATCTGGTCGGTGGCTGCCGGCTTCTTTACCGAGAACATACTAGATAGGTACTGGTTTGCTTTTTCTAACCCACGGCGCAACAGCGGCTACTTCTTTGAGTCCTTTCACGCCAAGCGTGAGTTCTGGCGAAGTAAGCAAGTCGACGCCCGTGAAGTTGAGGGAACAGACAAGCAGGTCTATGAGCAGATCATCGCTGAATACGGCGAAGATTCCACGCAGGCCCGTGTTGAGGTCTACGGTGAGTTTCCGTCAGCAGGCGAAGACCAGTTCATCAGCCCACAGAATGTCGATGATGCGGTGAACAGACCGGCTTACAAAGATGAGACAGCACCAGTCGTGATTGGGGTTGACCCGGCGCGAGGTGGGGCTGACTCGACCGTCATTGTGGTCAGACAAGGCCGAGACTTGAAAGCCATTTTGCGCTACAAGGGCGAAGACACGATGACCATCGTGGGGCGGGTGATTGACGCTATTGAAGAATACCGACCAACGCTTACTGTCGTCGATGAAGGCGGGTTGGGCTACGGCGTCTTAGACCGTCTCGTTGAGCAGAAGTTTAAGGTCAGGGGCGTTAACTTTGGTTCTAAGTCTAAAAAGCCGCTCATGTGGGGCAACAAACGGGCTGAGATGTGGGGCGAAATGCGTGAGTGGTTAAAGACTGCGCATGTACCAAAAGACAGGCAATTGAAGTCCGATTTAACAAGTCCTATGCGAAAACCCGATAGTAAGGGTACAATTTTCCTAGAAGGCAAAAAAGAGATGAAAGCCAGAGGCTTAGCGTCGCCTGATGCGGCCGATGCGTTGGCGGTGACGTTTGCCTTCCCAGTAGCACACCGTGAATACCGTGACCGTCCCCGTGTAACGGCGGGGTACAATCACCAATCTGCCAGCACAAGCTGGATGGGGGCGTAGATGGCTAAGAAAAGCGTATCACTGTCAGTTGGGCGAGGCGAAAAGTTAAGCACCAAGAGCGGCGCTGGGCTGACGGCCAAAGGGCGTGAAAAGTACAACCGTGAAACGGGTAGCAACTTAAAAGCACCCGCCCCCAGCCCCAAAACAGACGCAGACAAAGGGCGTAAAAAGTCATTTTGCGCTCGCATGGGTGCCGTTGCGGCTAATGCCAAAGACGGCGAACGCGCCAAGGCGGCGCTTAAACGATGGAAGTGCTAGTCATGCCAATGAAACCGGGGCTATACGCAAACATTAACGCCAAGCGCGAACGCATCAAAGCCGGTTCCGGCGAAAAGATGCGCAAGCCTGGTATGGCCGGTGCGCCGACAGCCAAGGCTTTCAAAGAATCAGCCAAAACAGCGAAGAAAAAATAGGTGACGTATGCCACTCGTTAAGTCAGCAAGCAAAGAAGCTTTAAAGAAGAACATACGAACCGAGATTAAGTCGGGCAAGCCGCCGAAACAAGCGGTTGCCATTGCCTACAGCACACAACGACAAGCCGCAAAAAAAGGTAAAAAATGAACCTGACACCACGCCAAGACTGCCTATTTGTGCGTCCTGAGCTAGAAAAACATGCTCTTTTTGCACTTTTACGGCAAAAACAGACCGGAATTGGTGTTATTGTGGCAAAAGGGCCTGATGCAGCAGAAACTGACGTCGGACAACGAGTATTGTTTGGCGAATTCGTCGGACAAGAGTTACACTTCAAAGGTGAGGACTATCTCGTTATGAGAGAAGACCATATTCTGGGTGTAATTGATGGATAAAAAAGACCTTCTAGACACCATGCGCCATCGGATGACGATGGCTGTTAGTGCTTATTCATCATCTCGTGAAGATGAGCTAGATGACCTGCGCTTTATGGCTGGTAGCCCTGACAATAACTGGCAGTGGCCCCAAGACGTACTGTCTACGAGGGGTTCAGTCCAAGGGCAGACGATTAACGCTAGGCCTTGTTTGACCATCAACAAGTTGCCGCAACACGTCAAGCAAGTCACCAACGACCAGCGGCAAAACAGGCCATCAGGCAAAGTGATACCGGCTAACGATGACGCTGACGTTGAAGTGGCGGCCATTTACGACGGTATCGTCCGCCATATTGAGTACATGTCAGACGCCGATGTGGCCTACGACACAGCTTGTGAGAACCAAGTTACTTACGGCGAAGGTTACATCCGTATTCTTACTGAGTACTGTGACGAAGACTCGTTTGACCAAGACCTAAAGATCGGTCGCATCCGTAACAGCTTTAGCGTTTACATGGACCCGATGATCCAAGACCCGTGCGGCTCAGACGCTCAGTGGTGCTTCATTACTGAGGACATCACAAAAGACGAGTACGAGCGGGCTTACCCTGACGCCATGCCCTGCACCAGCATACAACAGCAAGGCGTGGGCGATCAGGCGATAAGCCAGTGGTTGGCTGAAGACACGATCCGTATTGCTGAATACTTCTACGTTGAGTACGAGAAAGACGAGCTGCTACAGTTTCCAGGTGAAGTCACGGCTTTCAAAGACTCGATGGAAGCCAAGCAGATGCAGGCCATGGGTTTCGATCCGGTCAGAAAGCGTAAAGTAGACCGTCGCAAAGTCATGTGGATTAAGACCAACGGCTACGAAGTGCTGCAAGAAAGCGAGTGGGCCGGTAAGTACATTCCTGTGGTTCGTGTGATCGGTAACGAATACGAAGTCGATGGTGAGATACATATCAGTGGTATTGTGCGTAACGCCAAAGATGCGCAACGCATGTACAACTATTGGGTTAGCCAAGAAGCCGAGATGCTTGCTTTGGCGCCTAAAGCACCATTTATCGGCTACGGTGGGCAGTTTGAAGGCTACGAACACCAGTGGAAGACCGCTAACACGACCAATTGGCCGTATTTAGAGGTTAATCCTGATGTGACTGACGGTGCAGGCGCTGCGCTGCCATTGCCACAACGTGCCGCCCCGCCATTGCCCCAAACAGGCTTGATTCAAGCCAAATTAGGGGCTTCTGACGACATCAAATCGACCACAGGGCAGTACGATTCAGCCTTGGGGCAGACGTCTAACGAGCGTTCAGGACGGGCTATTTTGGCTCGTGAGCGCCAAGCAGACACGGGTACTTACCACTATGTCGATAACTTGGCTCGGGCCGTGCGCTATGTGACCCGTCAGCTGGTGGACATGATCCCTAAGATTTACGACACCCGTCGGGTTGCCCGCATCATTGGTGTGGACGGTGAGACTGACATGGCTCAAATCGACCCGATGCAGCCTGAACCCGTCCGCAAGATCGAAGACGAGAACGGCGTGGTAATCGACAAGATATACAACCCAGGCGTGGGTAAGTACGACGTGGTTGTGACTACCGGCCCGAGCTACATGACCAAGCGTCAGGAAGCCATGGACGCCATGAGTCAGATTCTGCAAGGCAACCCCAACTTGTGGGCTGTGGCTGGCGACTTGTTTGTCAAGAACATGGACTGGCCAGGTGCGGATGAAATGGCTGAGCGTCTGCGCAAGACCATCGACCCAGCCGTTTTGGCTGACCAAGATGAGGATCCCGCGTTGCAAGCCGCTCAACAGCAAATGCAAGCCATGGGTCAAGAGATGGAACAGATGTTCCAGATGCTTCAAAACGTCAGTCAGTCGATGGAGTCCCAGAAGTTGCGTATTGATGAGTACAATGCAGAAACTAAGCGTATCAGTGCGGTTTCAGCGGGCATGAACCCTGAGCAGGTGCAAGAAGTCGTGATGCAAACGCTCAGAGATGTTATGACTGCCGGTGACGAGCAGGCTCAACAGGCTGAAGCGCAACAAGCGCAACGAATGATGGAAATGCAGCAACTGCAACAAGCGCAACAAACGCAACAGCCACCGATGGCTGCCCCACCGCCACCGCAGGGCATGGTATAAATTATCTAATTAAGGAAATGTGATGGAACTTTTGAACCCTTTGTCTGACAGCACCTTTCCTGCCCAGACAGCTGCATTTACCGGCACCGCCGGTTCAACGACCGGTTGGAACGCGGGGCCTCAAGGCGTGGTGGTTTGGGCAACCGAACCCTGCTATGTGGTGGTCGGTGAGGGCGTCACAGCCACAACCGCAAGCACCCCTATCCCAGCCTTCACCCCCATCCCGTTTACCGTGCCACAAGGCACGGGTGCCGTTTGGCGGGTTAGTGCCATTCAGCTGTCGGCAGGCGGTAGTGTGTACGCTAAGCCGATCAATATCCGATGAGCTGGGGCGGAAGCGTTCGTAACGGAATCGGCGTCGGCCTAGGCAGCGTTATTTCGTTTGTAATTGGCTACGCTCGCGACGTCATCACAGGCAACCTTGAGACTGAAGACGGTGCGAATTTGGTGCAAGAAGACGGCGGCTTTATCTTACTGGAGTAAACCATGGCGGTTAATCTTTCACCTATCGGCGGCGTAGCCGGTCAGTTTTTTGACAACAACGGCGATCCGCTTGTTGGCGGCAAGCTCTACACCTATTCTGCTGGCACCACCACGCCACAAGTCACCTACACTAGCGCCACGGGCGTTACACCCAACAGCAACCCCATCATCCTGAACGCTGGCGGCCGAGTCCCTAGCGAGATTTGGTTGACCGACGGGTTGCAATACAAGTTTGTCTTGTACTCGTCTACTGACCAGCTAATTGGCTCGTGGGACAACATTGTTGGCATCAATTCCAACTTTGTGAATTTTGTCACGTCCGAGGAAGTCCAAACGGCCACAGCCGGCCAAACAGTATTTACGCTTACGACCATGCAGTACCAACCAGGCACAAACAACTTGGTGGTGTACGTTGATGGCGTGAACCAGATCGAAGGCGGCACATACAGCTTTGTTGAGACCAGCTCAACGGTTGTGACGTTCGTAACGGGGCTGCACGTCGGGGCTTTGGTCAAGTTTGTGTCAGCCGAAACGCTATCTACTGGTGTGACTGATGCGTCTTTAGTGGCCTATGTGCCAGCAGGCACGGGGGCTGTCGCCACCAACGTCCAAGCCAAACTGCGTGAGACTGTCTCTGTCAAAGATTTCGGTGCTGTTGGCGATGGGGTAACGGATGATACAGCGGCTATACAGGCGGCGATTGATGCGTTTCCTAGCGGCGGTGCAATATATTTTCCAGCGGGAACATATTTAACTTCTGGCATTACTTTGGCACAACTTTGGATGTCATTTAGTGGTGATGGCCCGAATAACTCAATTATCCAAGGAATTGGAGCAGGTACGCACACAGTTGCGTTTGCAATATCAAGTTCATTTAGTAGTTGGGATAATTTAACAATTAGTGGCGGCGAAGTTAAAAATGCTGCGGTTATTACAACTGGGGATTCCAGCGCACATACATTTGTAAATGTTAGATTTAGCGGTGGTTTAGTCAATACAGTTTGTTGGGGGGATTCATCTGGCCCAGACGTAGCAGATTCGTCTTTTGTTAGCTGCGTAATACAAAGTAACAACGCTACTCAAGGGCAATTAAAAATTAGAGGTAATGACACTTCAGGAAATCATTGTTTTGGTGGTCGGATTTCAACTGGTGCTAGCTTGATAGGAAATGCTGTTGATATAGATGATGGGGCAGAATTTTCTTTTTTCGGTACAAATTTACTTGCACCAACAACTGATTATGCAGTCAAAGCAGCAAGTGGGACGATAAAGGTTTACGGTGGTCATTGCGAATCTGGCGGTTTTATGCGAACGCTAGTGACAGACCCCCGAAGGGATACAAGCACACAACCACATATTATTTCTGCCGTTAGCATGGCTGTTGGGTTTGGTAGTGGCTTACCATCAATTAGCCATTTAGCAAATCGAACTATGATTGTTCAAGGCGGCTACATTGGTGATTCTGACATTGTTGTTGGTGCTAACGCAAAAATGATTGCATCAGGCGTAAGTATGCAAGGCGGTGTGTTTAGTGTTGACCCTACTGGCGTTCTTTACAATTCAAATTCAGGCGCAAAAGCAGAGTTATCGGGTCAAGCTGGTTCAATTAACCTTGATTACGCTTACGCTAGAACAAGCGCAGCCGCCAACTATTTTGGCAGATCACCTAGTATTGGAAATACAACCCCACAGCCTTTGATTGGAATTAACCAAGATACTCAGGCTGTTCAATTGGGTGGCGGTAGCGCAACTGCTGATTCTTCCTTGGCTGTTCACATTGCAACGGTATCCGCTGGTAGCATCCCTGCTGGCTCTGCGGTTAGAAACGGGCAAATTATGGTAGACGCTACCAATAATAGATTGGTGTATTTTTCTGGTGGAAACCGCTACTTTATTGCTGGCACACCATTTTAATTAAGGATTAATCATGGCAGACAAAAAAATCTCTGCACTACCTGCTTCCACTACTCCACTTAGCGGGACTGAAGTTCTGCCGATTGTACAAAGCGGGGCTACAAAACAAGTATCAGTTGCTAATTTAACTGCTGGGCGTGAAGTTTTAGCTAGTACGCTTAATGTTGGCGGCACAAATGCCCCAGCGGGATTTGGCTCCAAGTTTTTAGTTGAAGGTGGTGATGCTTCAGTTGCTAATGCTTTTGCATTAAAACTTTGGTCATCTGGGAACAACGATGTCAACACTATAAAAACTACAGGAACTCGGCAACTATCGGTTTTCAACAATGATGGTGCAGATGAATGTTTGCGTATTGCATATAACAGAGATGTTAATGTAATTGCAGGCAATTTAGTTATCGGCACATCAGGTAAAGGCATTGACTTTTCTGCCACACCGGGCGCAGGCACTAGCGAGTTGCTCGATGACTATGAGGAAGGGACTTTTACTCCGACATATACATCAACAGGAACGCCACCTACTGTTACATATTCACATCAATATGGCAAATACACAAAAATTGGTAGGCAAGTATTTTTTACGGTAGAGATTGGGACTAATTCCGCAACGGCAGGAACAGGCGTTCTTGCTATTGGTGGCTTACCATTTACCTCCGTCAATGACCGATATTCTGGGACATTAAGTGTTGGTTACGCAGATAGTTTTACAACCGCATCACCCTGCGGAGCGTATATTGGTGCAAATTCAACAATCACACAATTAACTCATGAGTCCAGCGTAACAGCTAGAACAGATATGTTAACTTCTTTTTTAACCGACGGCGCTGGGCAGAATTATCTGATCATCTCTGGCTCGTACATGGTTTAAGGAATAAATTATGGCGCTGACAAAAGTAACCTACTCATTACTGCAAAACGCTTCAATCAACGTTAAGGATTTTGGCGCTGTTGGAGATGGGGTGGCGGATGATACGCAAGCAATTAAAAATGCTATCGCTGCTTGCTATCTGCCGACCACGGGAAGCTCGGGGCGACAGTACGCTAAAGATTTGTTTTTTCCAGTTGGTGATTACCGCATCACAAGTTCAATCCAATTTGCTCCTGCCAATGGTCTGATTGGTTTTACTGTATATGGAGATTCATCTGGCTCAACAAACATATTTTATGAGGGTACTGGAACTAATTTTCAATGCCAGTTTAGCGCAGCTATTCTTTTTAAAGACCTTGCTTTTTGGTCATCTGGTATTGATGATGACCAAGTTGCGTTTGACATTAACTACCAGTCGGGGACTGTCCCTTTAAGAAACTGGAAATTTGAACGATGCTCGTTTTGGTATTTTTACAAATGCTTTGATGTCACGGGCGATGCGCTGTGTAGCGAGTTTAATTTTGACAGCTGTTATTTTACGGACTGTTATTATTTGATGAACAATGAAAACGACCAAGCAGTTAACTGGAACTTTGTCGATTGCAATTGGGAAAACGTAACCCTGTCTACGGTCAGACCACTTGACGGATCGGCGATTTTCTTTTTGTCCAAAGGTACTTTCGTAGTTTGGACTGGTGGTTCTTTAATTTTCCACGGTAGGATGGTGTTTTTTAATTTAACTACATCCGCATCGTTTGCTGATACATCTCACCGCCTTACATTTCAAGGGGTTCGATTAGAACTCCCGCCAAACGGGTCTAACACTCATTCAACATTGCTTGACAAAACAAGTTCAGGCTATGTGTCAGGGTCAAATTCCCCGACAGTTTCTATTATCAATTCAACAATACTGAATCGTTCACCGATTGGTTTTGCGCTAAATTATTTCAATATCTGGAATAACTGCAATTTTGTATTTGAAAACTTGGAAGTAAGTGGCGGTTATGTCACGGCGCTTTATGATGCCAACACTGGCAGTCAAAACCCAAATTTGCGGATTATAAGTTGCAAGGGGTTGCTTTACGCAGAAAACACATCAGGCCGTGTTACTAGTCATATTTCGCCTAACGTCACAATTATTCCAAATGATATGCAGAACCAATCGTTGCCTTTGATTGATGTTCGTAATAATAATCTTTCTGTTACGCCGAGCAGTTCCGCAAAACGCATTTGGGTTCGTGGGCCAACAGGTTCGGTACCAGAAGGCGGTACTACAGTTAATTTGCCTGAGCTACAAGATCATGTCATGTTGCTCAAAATTTTCTGTTATCAATTTACGACAGCTGGTAATAATTTGACCGTTGAATTAAAAGATCAAGCTGACACAACCGTTTATGGCACTTTGACTGTTAATGCTGGAGCGACAAACGGCGAAGCGTATGTTGGCAAAGAAATGGGATTTGAAATTCCCAGTAGCACTGACTTAATGCTGAAGTTCACAGGAACACCTGAAATTGTTAAGGGCGTAGTTGGGCTTGAATATCTATAAAAATTTTTGCACCAGTGCGGAACACTGGAATTTGATTTCAACCGGAGGTTGTTATGGCTTTAGAAAAAATTGAAGTATCGGATCGCATCGAAATAGTCGAGAACGGTTGCGTCCAAGTCCGTATGAAAACAGCGATCATCGAAGATGGCAAGCAGATCAGTGCATCATTTGCCCGTCATGTGATTGCGCCAGGCGATTCTTATGACGCACACGAATCAAACCGTGTGAAAGCTGTGTGTGCGGCTGTGCATACACCTGAAGCCATTGCGGCATATCAGGCGCAACAGGCGGCTAACAATGCCCCTTGATAAGCAAGCTCACTTCTGGGCGGGGCTGGCGATTATGTTGTCAGTCTCGCTATTTGGTGGCTGGATAGCAGGGCTGGTGGTTGCTG